TTACTGGTTCCCTGCCTGTCGCCACCGGATCAAAGCTTCCTCCTGAGCAGCTCGCCCGGCTGCCTCAATCTTGTCCAGAAGACCGGCGTTGGGATTGGTGAGCACTCGCCGACTAGCTGCAAGGTTGGCCTGCTCCTGGGCTTCCTTCGCTCGCTGCTGAGCCAATCGCGCTTCCTGGGCCTTCACCTTTGCCAGAAGTTCATCGCGCTGGAGTGCCTGGGCAAACTGTTGCTCAAGCTCGGAATCTGTGTGGGTGTGTTGTCGAGAGAGGAACATAGAAATCTCCAAAACTGGGCTCCTGTGGTTAGATGGGGTGCTTCCTGGTTGTCGGTTCGCATTCGCTTTGACCGATTGCGCCAAGTTTTAGGGGCTTTTCGGTGTGGGGTGGGGAGAAATTGGACCGGGTATCTAAGGGTGAATGGGAGGCGTTGGTTTAATTAAGGGCATATTTCTGGTATAGGATGATCAGGCTTGTTAGCTGCCGGAAAAGGAATAGCGAAAATGGGGCTTAGTGAAGAAGAGGATAGCCTGCTGTGTGCCGTTATAGCGCATGAATCGATCTTATGCGATAAGGCGTATAGGGAGTTCCTGTATACGGAATTCCGTTTGGCTCATGGAGGTAACGATGTCAAGGAGATACTTCTTGCGCACGGTGCTTTTCAAGCTTTTGTACACCATCTGTACGAGCTTTGTATTGCGCTAACTCAGCGTGAGCTAAAGAATATTAAGCAAATAAAATACGAAGTCGCAGATAGGCACATCAGCGTGATGGTGGAGAAAATTTGGAACGTTGAGCGGAGGAAGTCAGACTCTTCCCTATCTGGGATGACTGAAGCGGAATTTCGCGACGGTTATAATGACTTTTCTAAGCGCTTTAGAAGGGCAAGAAACAACTCGGCTCATGCATTAATAGGTAGGGCAAGGGGTGGGCAGTCGCTGGACGAATTTTATTCTAAGTATTGGGTGATGTTAAAGTTGCTTTTTGAATATTCCACTAAATGGTGGCGGGCCATAGATGTAGAGGGGGTGAATTGGCATGACATTGGAAAATTCAATATTCGTCAGATTGCACTACAGAGTGTGCATGAACATTTGCTGTCCCTCGGCAAGCAGGGGCTGCCTGTGCCCTCCAATAAGAAGGAGTCCCCCGCTGGCTAGGGTGTTTTGATAGGCCAGCGGAGGGGCGTGTTTCGCTGGGTAGGTTTCCAGCAAGCAGCGGCAGGGTTATCGGATTGGGCTGATGCCATACATGGACCGGAGACGCGCTGTAACGGCGCTCCAGGGCATCCCCTGCTGCTTCATCTCCAGAGCCACCAGGTCAGCACCTGGGGCGTGCTGGAGGCGATTGTCACGGATGGAGTTGTAAGCCATATCGAGGAGGTCGACGATGGCGGAGTGGGAGTTAACGCGGTCCCAGCGCACGGAGCCTTGAGAGGGCATCGGGGTATTCCTTAACGAGTAGTGGGGTGATTCCATGCCGGGCTGCCAGGTCATCCAGGACGGTGAGAGGATCACGGTCAGGGGTGAGTGCTTGGATGAAATGGTAAGCCAGGGAACGGGCTTGTTCTTTCTGCTCAGGGGGCACCAGGCCGCCCAGGAATCGCTGAGCTTCCCAGGTGGTTAGCCCGCCATGCGAGAGGGTTTCCAGCCAGCGGCGGGCATCAGCATGGGATAGCGGATAAACCGGGCAGGGTGTGGGGCGGTAAGACGTCATAGTAGCGACCTCGATAAAGGACCCCCGGAGTGGGGGCCGGTAAAGCAGGAGAGGCCGGCTGTTTGTTGGCGTAGTCGATCAGTCGAGCACCAATCCCCCGGAGCACATCCGGAGGTAGCTGGCGCAGGATTCGGTCAGCAGAGTCCAGGGTTAAGCCCAAAGGGCAGGACGACATCCAGGGCTGATCGGGATGTAAGTCTTCAATCGAGGGCAACAAACGGTCACCGGATGGGGTGTGGGTCATAGCATCCTCTTGTGTGTGAGTGTGCGGGGGTGGCGACCCCGATATGGAGCACGTCCAGGCCGGAACACTGTCCAGGCTGGAATGCCGTATAAGCCTCAGGCGGCGGCATGGGGCTGGAAAGAAGTGGTGAACACCACAGTGGACTCCTCCGAAGGCTCCTGTGACTCCGAGGTTTCCTGGCTCAGCCTATCGGCCTTGGCTTTCAGTGCCGCCTGAGCCCGTAGCGCTGCCAGGTAGCTGGCAAACACCTTCTCAGCCATCTTGAGCCGTACAGCCGGGGTTTGCTGGGTGTTGGACATCTCGTCGATCATGAGTTGAGCAGCCTTCCCGCTGGCTGGCTTCAGCTTCTTTAGGAGGTGGTCAAGCTCAGCGGCTGTACGGGGCTTGGAAGTCGCTTGTGGGCGCTTTCGAGGTCTACCCATGGGGTTACCACTCACACCCTTTCGAAACCGCGTGGAAGCGCTGCCAGAGGCTGTAGAAGTGGGTTGCTGTAGTGGTTCAATGTTGGTCATTGGAAATCCTTGTAATGCTCATTTGGTGAGGCGGGAAGGCAGGGCATAGCCCCTCCCGCCAAGCTGTAGGCAAAGCAGGCCGATAGATCGGCTAGTGAACTGGCTTCGTAGAAGCCTTAGGGATGTTCAGAATTGAATTTCCCACCCCCGCCGAAAATTGGAATCAGCACCGGGTGGGGTGTTCTATGGCTGACCTGGGAAAAATATCTACCAGGTAGGGAGGGCATGCCTCGGAGCACCATCAAGACATCCAGGAACTGCCGGACAGGAGCTATTGGACTGCTGGGCGTCACCTAGCAGGCGTCACCTAGTTTCAAATTCCGGTTCTACAGCCGGGGTATTTAACAGAGCCCAGGGGTGGCCATAGAGCGCCGCCGTGATCTGGAAATATCTGAGACCGGGGCTGGCAAAGGGGTTACACAATGCCCGGGAAGGCCTCAAATCGGCCCGTGGTGAGCTTTTCACCTGCTAGGCAGGGCACACCCACAGGGTCAGAAGTAAACGGCTCGTAGAGAGCCTTACAGAAGGCTTAGGAGAAGGACAGGTTGAGACGGTCCATTACTCGGCTGACTTGAGTAGGCGACCAGCGACCACCACGAGCAGTAGTAACCCCCTTTGCATTGAGTGCATCTGCCACCCCCTGCAATGTGCTAGCACCCTTGAACAGGGCTAGTTCCACGGCATCCTTGATCGAGGACAGGAAGCTGGAAACACGGGCTTGGGTGGCCTCCCTGGCGTGACCCGTCACTACAGCTTTCTTCCCCGCCTCCCTGCGACGTTCAACCTTGGCTTGGGCCTCAGCATCACCAGAGTCAGCACGGGCTTGAAGGGCTGCCAGAGCCTCCCTGGTGCGAGCCCGAATGAATGTCCGCTCCTGCTCGGCCAGGGCTGCGAATAGGTGAATCTGGAAAGTGTCAGCGGTGGGCATGGTAGCCACCTTGAAATCATGGCTCTTCATCAGGCCGGCAACATGCTCCACGTCACGACTCAGGCGGTCGAGCTTGGCCACTACCACAGGGAAGCCTGTGGCAAACGCCTTGGAGCACTCAGGGCGATCCAAGGGGCGGATAGCACCAGACACGGCCTCTGTGAACTCTCCCACCACTTCCCAGCCCTGGGAGCGAGCAGCAGCCATTACATATTCCCGCTGAGCTTCCAGGCCGAGGCCGGAGGCTTCCTGCTTGCCAGTGGAAACACGGTAGTAGGCAACGACTTGCATGTGGTGGACTCCCTTCGAGGCCGTGTGTGGAGTCAATTTTACATTCCAGGACGGGTGTCTACAAGATGTAAACCCATCCGTAAGGTGCAAACCCGCCTGCAAGGTGATCACCGGCCTACAGACACCTCCACTGGTGTTATGCCCCAGCCCGCACCTCGCCAGAGGACGGAACACCAAGCAGGTGAAGGAGTGCATGGCCGATGGAATGTCCCTTTGCCAGGGAGGCGGAGACGTTCACCCGCGTCTTGGCGTCCAGGGTAGGTAGTACAGCTTCGAGGATGTCAGCCGCTCGGACGGACTCCCCATCACCTACATACACCTCCAACTCTGGCTTGCCACTGGTGCCCCAATACAGGTTGTCCAGGCTCAGGTTAGAGCGATCACGGTCCTTGAACCTAGCCACCTGGCGACGGGGGTCGGTGGAAGGTCCTTGGTAAGTCTCCAGCAGCAGGGAGGCCACTGACTTCAGGATAGGGCGAGGCTGATCCGGGCGACGGGAAAGAGTCACAGAGGCATAACCACGCACATCCTGAACGGGCTGGAACTGCTCCCGGAGCGTGTCCCACACCTCACCGGTTGGGGAAATCATGTAACGCGGGAAAGAGGGAATGACTTTCATCGGTATCACCTATGAAGAAGAAATTGATTGTGTAACGGGGCTCAAAGCCTCATGGGCCGGGGCTTAGGGCGATTTATCTAGTAAGAATGGCCCCTAGCTAGCACCCATCACGGCGGGCTTGCCGTAGGACGGCCATATAGGGCTGGAGGCCTTGCTGTGCCTGGGCTGGGGCGTATTTAGCACTTCCTGGGAGGAGGCTGGGGCCCTGGTCTCGGCATCTGGCATGCAATGAAAATGCCGACAAACGGTAGTTGACGGATGGTGCTTTCTGTGGACTTAACCCGACATCTGCAAGATTCTGAGATTTCTGAAGAAAGTGGTAGCGAGTCGATATCGTTTGAACCCGCCCTTGCTGATCCGCTGCAACCCGCATGGTTGCTGGGCTCGTGAAATCTGTATGAGATGGATTTTCCACTTATCCACAAGCCTTTTAGGCTCATATCAGGGTGCTGGTGGTGGTGGAATCCAAGGGGAAAGCTCCTGTTTTCCATGGGGAATCGGCCCTGATATCACCCCCTGTTATCCATCACGTCTGTATAGCTTCTCCGAAGCCATCAGGAAGGGGCCTGGCAGGCCCATACAGAAGAGAGAAGGGAGGGGGAGGGTATGCCCTGCCTTCCCCCTAAAACCCTTCTGAAATGCCGCCCAGGGCGGTCTAGGAGCTATGGCTAAAGGCTAGGATTGACTCTGCTTCTGGCAGCGATGGAGCCAGTTTCTGGAGTCACTACAGGTCACGGTTCCGAATCTTGGCTAGCTCGGTTTCCTTGTTAGGGTCTAAGCCTTCAGGGTCTACTGTGCGTTCTCCTTTAGCATTCTTGCTGCCCAGCTCCTTACGCTTGGCTGTCTGGTTCTTCACAGCCTCTGCCACATTCCTGGGGGTCTCCTCCAGTACGGTGGCCGTCACCTGGATTTGCTCAAAGGTGATATTGAGGTACACCCCATCACCAGTTTCGGCATTCTCCGGGAATTCCAGGCTGGTGATGATCAAACCCTTATGCACGTGCTGGATGAGGCCGGCGGTGCCGAAGTCGAGGATAGTCACCTGTTCCCGGTTGCGTTGGAGGGCTTGGATGTCCTCTGCAATCTCACGGGCCAGGCGTGCATAAACTCGGCTCTGAACTTCTACCTGGGGGCGATCAGAGTCAGTCCACTGCGCTAGTGTCTCCGGGAGGAACTGGCTCCAGGAACTGTCTGTTCCTGGGGTGATTCGGATGGTGTCACCTACAGGGGAGTTGTTCACGAAGGGCTTCGGTGTGATGCCGTTTTGCTGAAGGTCCGAAGCGGTGAATGCGGGGCGTGTGAGGTTGAAATCTGCGTCACTGATGACACCGTTTAGGGTGCATTTCCGGTTCTGATTTACAACGTGGTCAGCGATCACTGAGCCGGCTTCGGTTGGGAACTGCGTCACCTGGGATTGGCTGGAGCGATTCCAGTTCAACACAGCGTCGAAATAAACCATATCGCCGTTGGGGGCGACTAGAGCGAGGGACATCTAATAATCTCCAAAGAAGGGCGGGAGGGCCATGCCCTCACTTCCCGCCTTGATGCTGGGTTATGCCTGGGGAACTGCGGTAGTTCCGCTTCCTGGCATCACACCGCCGTGAATGTGGGTGTGGAATGGAATACCGTTGAATGTCGAAACACCCGTCTGAACGTAGTTACCGGAGTGGGTGATATTTCCGGTCCAAGTTGTGGCCTGGGCTTCCACTGCCAGGGTGGGAGTTTTGATGCTCACACCTTGCTGGCCGTTGAGGGTGATGGACCGGGCATTAACGGTGAAGTCTTGGTCTGTGTTAACTGTGACGTTTCCACTCTCCGACATCCGGATTTCACACTCTGTAGCGCTGCCCAGGTTATGAACTACCACCAGGTCAAACTGATTATGATCATGCTTCCAGGCGCTGGGGCGGTTAATGCTCTTGGAGAATGGGCGAAGGCCAATGATGGCCACTCCATCGTCAATGGCGTGTTGCCGGCGATCTGTAGGCTTGGTCTCCATGCCGGTGCCGTGCTTGAAGTTATCCATGCTACGCATGCCGAACACTACCAAGACAAAATCTCCTTCATGTACAGGCATTAGAACGGCGCTGTTTTCTGTCATGGGCAACATGTAAGGCACATCCAGCAGGATAGGCCGGCGACGGGTGGTCCCATCTTCATCCATTTCGTTGATGGAGGGTTGTACGTCTACAGCCATCTTATCCCGGTGAACCTTGACGATATAACCGGGGATGGCAGTGTTTACAGTGTTCAAACGGTTATCGGCCAGAATGCCGATGATTTCTGATAGGCTGCTCATTGTGGGGAATTCTCTGGCCGCTGTTGGCTGTTTGCGAAAGTCTGTCTATCGGCTCTGGAAGCGTCTTGGGCTGTAGGTACTACCTGGAGTCCTTGAATGTCGCAGTTCCAATTCTGGCCACGGTAGTCTCCGTAATAGCGGATGTTTTGAACCTTGAGATAGGAGTCATGTTCCCTGCTCACAAGGTGGACCAACTCCCCGGGGCGAAGACGGCTCAGGAGGAGGGTTTTAAACTGCAAGCCGGTAATGTTGTTCGGACTCTTCTTCTTCCTGCCGGTGGTGCCGTTCCAGGGGAAGGGGGAGCCAATCAAGCCACTCTCAGGGGCGATGCGAACAGCCTGGCCATATACGCCTCTGTAGCCGTCGATGGGCTGGATGTGGAGGGCTCCATCAGCAATGGTCCATTCCAAATCATAAGCCCGTGTCAGGTTGTCCAAGGCTTCCTTGGGGGCTCCAGTCAGAGCCTTACCAGACATCAGCGGGCAATGCCACTCCATACGCCAGGAACGATGCCTGGCATCTGAGTGACAATCCGATTCAACATATCCCGCACAGTGCTACCGGGAGCTATGGTGCCCATGAGTCGAGTTTCGTTAATCGGGATGAAACCCTCTCCAACAGTCAGAGAAGTAACGTTATCGGTGCCTTCCCATCGGGTGGTGTAACTGGTGATGTTACCGGAGAAGATGGTAATCAGTTCCTGGCCTTTATACCCAACTTCCAGAGTAACGAAGAGGTAAGGGGCAGACATCAGGGTCCGGGACTGCTGATTCAGGTTGTAGATTTCAAACACAGCGGTGTTCAGCTTCGACTTATTGCTAGCGCTTCGGGTGATGTCGAAGCGTAGTTGTAAGCCGTTATCTCCGGAGTTAATCACCAGGGATTGGCCTGGCTTGGCAGGATCAACGCAGGTGAAACGGTACTCCCGGAGGAAGTTAGGGTAAGAGGCCAGGACACTGGCGGGCATGATGTTCTCCTTATGCGGCCAGGACAAAGGCCATATAGCTGTCGTTTGCCGCGTCCAGCATCTTGGTAAGAGTGCGGGGGCATGGTTTAGCACCCAATGCCATATCGAAGCCCTGGGCGATGATTCGTTGAAAGTCGGTGTCAAGCATGTAACGAGTGGCCAAAGTGCCTTCTACTTGCTCGGCTGTGCTAACGGTCCAGTCCAGGACAACCTGAGCTACAGGGGCTAGTTCTGGGTAATAACGGGACAGTCGGGCCAGTTCATCGCGTAGCACCAGGTCAGGAGTCCAGACAAAGGAATCCTCTTTGAAAGTGCCGGCTTTGCGTTCCTTGGTGCCGTCAATGGAGCACTTCAAAGCTTCCAGTGCCTGGGTACTCATTTTATCCAGTTGGCTGGGGCTGAACTCATGACCTGCCATTCCAGACAACTTGTCCAGGAGTTGGATTTTCCTGGTGGTCTTGAGCTTGTGCAGTTTGACAAAGGATTCAATCGTGGCCTTGCCCAGCAACTTGGCCAGCTTATTTATGACAGCCTCTTTCTTCGAGGTTTCACCTACGGCCCACTCCGGGAGGAGAGCGTTATGCTCGATCCAGCGGCCTAAACCAAAGTGACTGGCACCGTGCTTGCGGTTGTGCTCAGCGGGCTGAATAACCACGTTGTCGGCGGCTAGAACGCCTGCCTTGGTCACACCCTTCACAGGGCAGATGTGCCCCAATTCGTACTTAACGCCGTTGGAGCTGTTCCCGTTAATGCGGTGGAGGCGTTTCCAGACGCTGTAGAGCGAGGTCAAAGACTCCAGAGTATGGCCCTGCATGATTTGAACGGTTCCGGCTCGCTGGCACTCCCTGGCGATCATGGAGAAGAAGGCGTTTCCGTAGGCCTTCTGCATCTCAGTGCGGCGGTGGGCAGTGGCAGTCTTACCCTTGGTGCTTTTGGCTTTCACCTGGCACTCCGGGGAGCAGAACAGAGCTTTGCTAGTGCGAGTCAATGGGATGGAACAACGACAGAACTTGCAGCGTTTAGCTTTCATGGGGCACACCTCCGAGGTCATGCAGGAATTGAAGAGGCAGGAAGGCCTCTGACTGGCTCGTGGTGAGCCGATCATGGGTAGGGCAATGGGGTTTATAGGGTTGAGCGAAAACGCTCAGGAGCGAGCCTGTAGGGCGTTACAGGAGGCTCTGTATTACTTGGAGGGAGTTACCGGCTTGGCCTTGGCAGCCTTAGCAGCGTGACGACAAGGACCCGAGCAGAAGTCGGTGTGCTTTGGTCGCTGGAACGCCTCTCCACAGTAGTTGCATTTCTTAACGAGCATGGTAGTATCTCCATAGTTGGAGGAATTGGGCTTGCTTTTCATGAAGAAATAGCTTGCCCCATATGGATATACTATAATGGATTTGTCAAAAAAGCAAGCCCTATCGAAGGGCTACGTTCTCCGACTTTCCTTCCACCTGGGCTGGCTTGGGTGCATGGGACAAACTGTCGAGCACCAGGCGAAGCTGATTACCATGGGCTTCTAGCCGGGCTTCCATGCTATCCAGACGGGTGTTCAACACCCTAGCGGTGGTCTTGGCCATTTCGTCCAGGGAGTCATTGAAGAACTTACGCTGATCTTCCACCCGGTCGGCTAGCTGCTGAATGTTGTGCCCCTGGAGATTGGAAACCTCCCGAACATAGGCGAAGTCCGACCGAATGCCGGCATTGCCTACCACGGCCCCAGCCCAGGCGGTGAAGAACACCAGGGCGAGGAGGGGAACTGCTCGGCGAATCTGAGACAGAAGGCCAGCGATGATGTTTGGATGATTCATGATTTCCTCTTGGTCTGTGTGAGTGTTGCAGTAGTGGAAAGACGCGGGGGAGGGGTGGCGTCCCTACTCCCCGGTCTTGCTGGGTGAAACGCAGTTGCGTTCGGTTAAACCCTGGTATCGAACAATTCGGCGCTCTGTGCAGCCAACATCTCGCTAATGGAGTTGTTTACATGCAAGGAGACACTGCTAGCGAACTGCTCGGCCAGGGCTTCCCCGTTAGTGGCTTCGTTCACTTCTAGCTTGATGCCTGGCATGTTGACAGTAACGTCAATCTGAGCCGGGCCGGATTGGCGATCATTGCGGGAGTCTTCCTGCACCTTGCGGCTCAACTCAGCCCCAGGCGTTACCGGAATAAGCGGCAAGGTGTTCTGAATCGCCTTAATCTGCTCGGCGGAGAACTGAACAGCCATACCCTGATTCAAGATATTGAGTTGCTGCTGTCCGGTGGCCATGAGTTGGGCCAGCTTGGCTCCAGCTTGAGCAAAGGCAGGAGCAGCCAGGGGAAGGGCATTCGGATTAGCTGACTGGAAACTCTTCTGCTTCCGTTCTTCCTCGGCCTGTGCTTCTACAGTCTGATGAAGGTTTTTCATGCTCTGAATCGTGGTGCCATTCACACCCGGAATCATCGGCAAGAATGTTAGAAGCTTCTCCAGGAGACCTAGGCCATTAATCTTCAGGTCAATGGACCAGTCACCTTCCTTGATAGACTGGAGCGTGTCGCGAAGTGCTTGGATACCTTCCAACACGGCATTGATGTGCTGGAGAGAGTCAGCAAGTAAGCCTTTTTCATCTGCCAAACCTGCAAGTTGCTTCCAGCCGTCAACGGCCATGCCGGCGACATCAAGGAAGGCTCCCCCGGTTTCCACCAGGTTGGAGAACAGTTCCTTCAACTCTCGCGAAGTTGCCTCGTCTACCATGCCATCAAAGACAGAGGCTTCACCTGCAAACAACTTGGTAAGTTCGGTGATCCCGTCAACTGCTGCGGCAGACATTTCATTGAAGGAGGCCGTGATGGGAGCCATCTTCACGTTAATCTCTGCCATGCGCTCAAACAGGCGGGTCAGGCTTTCATTGAACCGGGCACGGCTCTTCAGAAGCTCGCCGTCATTGGCTAGGTTGGCCTCCTCCATGCTCCGATACATGGCGTTAGAGCGGCGGGCTGCCTGGCTGGCGTTGTTCTGAATAAGTTCCTCCAGTCCGCCAGCGTAGGCCGAACTCTCCATCGTGGAGGCTACATTCATCAGGAACTTCTGGAGCTTCTGGCCAGTGATCTTCCCATCTTCCATGGCCTTCCGGAACTGCTGAACAGCTTCTTCCCCGGTGGCCTTGGAGCCGGTGACCCTTGCCCATGCCTGAGCACCCATGGAGTTGGCACCAGGCAGCGATTCAGCGATCTGACCACGCCATTCTTCAGAGTAGAGCTGGCCCTTGCCGATGGCCTGTTGAATACCCCGAATCACCAATGCCTGACGTTCACCAGAGACGCCCATCGTCTTGGCGTATGCTCCCAGACCTTGCATGATCTGAAGGCTATTGCGGTTCGAGAGACCTTCACGGCTCAGAGTGGCGATAGTCTTCACCCACTCCGGACCCATGGTCTCGAAGCTTTCCCCCAGATAGTTAATGGAGTCATACACCTGATCGCCCAGGGCCTTGGCCATTTCGGTGTTGCCGTTGGTGGCAACTTCCAGTTGGGCCCGGCGAGTGAGGGTCTGATCGGACACCTCTGCGGCACGGTCGGCAATCGACTTCAGACCCAGGACGGCGGCTGAAGCAGCAGCACCCACAGACAGCAGGCCTCCGGCTGCGATCCCAGCACTACCCAGCAGCGCCGAAATACCGCCTCCTACAGCGTTTCCAGCGGACCGGATACCCTGGGCCAGGGGAGAAGCTTGCAAGCGTCCCATGCCCGCCTGGAAGCGTTGGGTGGCCAGGTGTGCCCGCTGCTGAATAGCTGCCAGTTGCTGAGACTCTCGTGCGGCCTGGATACGTTGCCGGGAGTTCCGCATGAACTCAGCCTGTTCCCTGCGAAGGTTGAACATCTGAGCACGGTGTTGATTGGCTTGCTCCTGGCCTTGAGTCCGAAGGGCCTGAACATTGGCCCTATTACGTTCGGCATCCAGCTTGATAGCTTGCTGAGCACCGTTGAACTGGAGTTTCTGATGCTTCAGAGCATCTTGAAACTGCTGCTTCGACATCTTCTGAAGCGCTCGGCCAGTAACTTGGAGATTACCCATTCCGAAGTTCAGTTTGATGCGTTTGTTAGCCAGGGTGGTGATTTCGCGAAGCTGACGGGTGACAGCTTCAAGGTTCTTACGGAAGGCCAGCAGAGGCGCGTTATCCGCTCGCCATTCAATGCGGCCAACTAGCTTGGTAATTTCTTCGGTCTGTGCCATTTCACAGGCTCCTTATCGAAAAAAAGCCCCAGGCCGAAATGGCGTGGGGCTCTATGAGGTTGTGGGGAACGTGGAAGGAGGAGCGCTGGAGCACCTCATGCCGCTTTGCGATGTGTTAACCGAGGGGTCTGATACTTGAGCAGTCTAGACACCTGAGCGGCGTAATAGGCCTGACGGCCCTGGTCAATGGTTATCTTGCGAAGAAATAAGCGATCCATAACCGCTGGGACATTGGGTAGGCGGAGGACTCGGCGAAGCGCCTCGGGTAGGCCATGCTCAACTTCCCGCAATGTAAGGTAGTGATATGGAGGCATGGGATAATGCCCCGGCTTTGGGCTGTCCAAGGAGTACAGCTTTTTAAGAAACTTCAATTCCCGCTTGGCTTGCTGCTCCGGGGGAATATTCGAGTAACTCTTGCCCATCACTTGGCTCCTCGCAGATTGGCAACAGCCTTGGCGACCAGGGCTTGCACTTCGGCATCAGTCGAAGGAATCCCATCTGCGGCTGCCTTACTCACTTCCAGAGTTAGCTGGCTAATCACCGTCATGGCGGTTGGGGTCAACTCTTCGCCAGTGCTCAAGAAAGCCTTGGTGATATTCGCAGCTACAGGAGACAGGCTTTTCACCACCAGGTCAGAGTCCAGACGCTTCAGGCTGTTGCGTTTCAACTCTGCGGCTTTGGCGGTGGTCAGGCGACCATACTGAGGGTCTTCACCCTTGGCCTGAATCATTGCCTTGAGGCGCTCGGCGGTGGTGGGGGCGGGTTTGTCCTCGACGCCGTACTGTTTCTTATAGTAGGCCACCAGGGCGTCGTCATGTAGCGGATTGGTCATGCTGTTAGGTCCTTCAAAATGGAGAGGAAAGAGTCAGTCAGGTCATGGCTGGCACTGATAATCCCCTGCCTCTGAGATTCGGTTAGTTCGGGGTTTGCTAGGGCGATGCTGATGTCATCCAATGCCTGGAGGTATTCATCACAGGCTTGGATGAAAGAGGTGTCAGCAATCATTACGCGGCCTTCTGGTAGAGGTGGGCGTAGACAAACAAGCAACCGGCTGCATTGCCCAGGGTGGCGCCCTGGTGGCGGTAGCTGGGGGCGGTCAGGAACGAATGAAAATGTCCCTCTGCCTCCTTCACCAGTCCTGCGGCGTAACTATCCACAGTCTCAGCGGCGAGGGCGTCCAGAAGTCGCTGAGCTTCAGCTTTCTGGTGGTCGGTCATGTAGCCGACGCTAACAGCGGTGTTGAAGATGGTCAGGGCGGACAATGCCTGGGCTTTCAGAGTGGTCACTTTCATTACGTTCTCCTTCATTTCGAATAAGTGGAGGGTGGGGTCATCAGGACCCCATTTCCCCAGAGGTGTTGCTTAGAACTTGCCGGCGAGGGCTTCGAGGAAGCGCACCAGGACCGGGCTGGAGATACCGTCATCAAGGGCTTGGCCGAAGGCCTGGGCTTGCTTGGCACCTTGCTTGGCACCGTTGGTGACATCGCTGTATGCCTGGGCGGCGAGGCGATCCACGTTGAACACCTCGGAGAAGGAATCCCATGCCGGGGTGGTGAGGCAATCACCGACCAGGGCGTCACGGATAACCTTCAAGCAGGTGTCAATTTCGTCCTCATCAAGTTGGGCCTCTGCCAGCTTGCGAGTGAACAGGGAGGAGAGAAACTCCACCTTGTCAGCACCGATAGCACAGCCTTCCAGTTCGGCGGCCAGTTCAGCGGCTGCCTGGGCTGCCTGGGCGCGTTCAGCAGCGCGGGCTTGCTCGGCTGCCTCTTCGGCTGCTCGTGCTTCCTGGGCGGCCTGTTCGGCGGCTAGCTGGGCTAGGATGCTGTCACCCTCGGCCAGGACAGCGGCGCGGGCTTGCTCTTCTTCACGGCGGAGGCGGGCAGCTTCTTCCTCAGCAGCGATGCGGCGGCGCTCTGCAATGGCGGCCTGAATGCGGGCTTCGGTCTCTGCCTTGTTCTTCTCCACCAGTTCAGCGCGGTAAGTGGCTTCCACCAGTTCGGCGAACACCTCATAAGCGGCGGCCTGCTCTGCCTTAGTGCTGCCCAGGGCGTAGTTCAAAACCGGCTGCTGGGTGGGACCGCCTTTCTCGATCCAGGGGCGGATCAGGTCACGGCCTTCTTCCAAGGCTTTGGCGTGAACATCCAACAGTTCAGCCAGGGAATATGCTTTCTTCTCAACGTAGAAGTGCGGCAGGCTGGAGAACTTCCCATTTGGAACTTCCATAATGTCGCGAAGGCTGGCGTAGACACTGGAGCCCTCTACCAACTCTTCCCGAGTTTCAAGCACTTCCTTCTTGAAATTACGACCATGTTCCTGGTCCCAGGCTTCTTCATCACCAACGTGAACTTGGAACCGGGAAATCCGATCATCATAGAACATCGGAGCGAACGGAAGAGTAGCGGCCTGATAGGTGAGCATTACTTGCTCAATTCGGGAGGCCAGTTCATCAGCATCGAACTTGTGGAATTCAATGAATTGAGTTTGTGCGTTCATGGGTGTTTCTCCTAGACAGTCTTTAAGTGGTTATGGCGGGCCTTCTTCACCAGCGCTACAGGCGGGAATGTGTGGCCCTGTTTCTTGAGTTGGTAGAACTTGGAAACCATGGCTTCATCAGCCCGATCTATTTCGAGATAGACCACTTCAGGTTTCCCTGGAATTAGCTCGATCACTCCTTGGGTGGGCAGGTAACGGCGATCTGCTGCCCTGGGATCATCAAACGCTTCGTGAGTGACGTAGCGGCTTCCTCCCTTTTCCCTCACAAGGTAATGAATCATTTCAACCACCCATGAGCTTGGACATAACGGGCCAAAGCTTCCTGGAAGTTGCAGCCCCTCATGCGGGACCTGACGCGGTTGTAAACCACCCGCTGTTCTTGAGGGCTTAGATCACTGAAACCCGGATAACCGATGGTGAGGGCTTCCTTGACACCCATTCGCCGGCCTTGGAACTCGACCAGGCGGCGAGGGCTTCGAGTCCCTTGACGAATCCAGCGAAGATTGGGAAGAGAGAAGTTGGTGACATCCCCATCGTGGTAGCCGACCTGATATCCCTTGGGGCAAGGGCCCTGGAAGGTTTTAAGCAGCAGAGATGCCACGGTGTAGGAGCATTGGCCCTTCCCTGGAACAGAGAGATGGTATCGAGGCGGCTGGTTTCCCTTGCGCCGGATACTCATTTTATAAGGTTGTTCCCGCCTATTACTGAACACCTGGCCATCGAGAGTTATCGAATAGTCGCCGTTGAATCCGGGGATAGGTTTCATCAGGGGTTTAACTTGCTTGGGCATTACGATTTCCTTTACTAGACAGAGTTGGGTTAATTACGCCAGGGGCATTGCCTGGTGTTTGTTGTTGTTCTTACGCCAGGAGCGAACCTGGCAGGCGGTAGAGCAAAAGCGAGCTTTAGGGTGTCGGGCTGCGAAGCTCTGGCCGCAATCCACACAGCGGATACGGCGAAGCGGGGCGGGCATGACGGCCTCCTTCGTTTGAGATTTGTATGAATGACAACCTTGACTAGACAAAAAAGAAGGCCCATTGCGGACCTTGAAAGTGCCTGTCTAGGCAAGGAAAAAAATGGCCGGCGATGTGCTCCCGAGGCCGGCACTCGGTGGAAGGTCCCTGGGTGAGAGGGCCCGAGCTAGCGGGGTTGCTGAAGCCCCATGGCACTGAGCGATACCAGGTGTTCGGGGAATCCCGAGAGCCTGAGAAGAAAGAAAGGTCCGAAGACCTAAAGAGGCGTAGAGGAGTCGCCTGTGAGTGTAGGTGCTAGCCTGGATGCGACCTCAGGCTAGCGGGCGGGTCCGGCCAAGGACCAACGCAGAGGAAATAGGGCCGTTTGAGATGGTGTCGGCATCACCATGCGCCGTGTCCTCAGACCGGGGCAAAGATGGTGGAGGAATTAAATTTTTCCTCACTCTCTAAGGATAGTATCTCATATAAATTAGGGTTTGTCAATACCCTTTTTCAATTATTTCACATCTATTTCCATAAGGCAATACCTTTGGCTTTGAACTCCCGACAAACGGCATGCCGCGTAAAGGGCTCCAGGAGAGCGCTAGGGAGGTGTTTGAGGGTGACCCTGGCAAGCAGTGCTCCTAAGGTGTGATCGTGCAT